CAATGTTTTTTTCTTGTTTGGACAAGAAAAAGTATTTCTTACAGAAGAAGTCAAAAAGCGTTGGGAGCCTGTTATTCAGTCTGAAAGCTATGAGTTTGGAGACGGAGAATCCCGCAATTTCGATGCTATTGACGATTCTGATATAGAACGCACAACTACCATCGTATTGGAAAATATGTTGAACGAAGCGCCTGCAAACGGCACTGATTCAGCAATCAACAACCCTACTGGCGCAGGCGCTGACTATGCGACCAATGGCCGTATCGATCCAGTATTGATTAAATTGGTTCGTAGAACTATGCCAGCATTGATCGCTAATGATTTGGTTGGTGTTCAACCAATGACTGGCCCGACTGGTTTGATTTTTGCGATCAAATCATGGTATGGCACTGATCCAGCAACCCGCACAGAAGCATTCGAGCCGGGTACAGAAGCAGATAAATGGTATTCAGGTAATAAACTGGCTGGTTCTAAGGCAAATGACGGTACACTGACTACGGCTGAAGGCGAAGTATTGGGAACTGGCGAACAAACAGATTCTACGTCTATATCTACTACCGAGCCGGTTGTACAAAGCAATCCTTGGCCTGAAATGTCTTTCAGCATTGAAAAGACAAGTGTTACCGCTCAAACCCGCGCATTGAAAGCACGTTACACACGCGAACTTGCACAAGACCTGATGGTAACACACGGTCTTAACGCAGGTGATGAATTGGCTAAGATTCTTTCTAGCGAAATGATCCGCGAACAAAACCGCGAAATTATTTCCTTGATCTACTCTAAAGCTTCTGCTGGTGCGCAAAACACCGCTATTGCTGGTACATTCAACTTGTCCGACACTGGCGACGCTGCTGATGCACGTTGGGCCGTTGAACGCTACAAGATGCTTCTGATGCAAGTTGTTCGTGACGCTTCCATCGTAGCCAAGCAGAATGGCCGTGGTGCAGCTAACCGCTTGATTGTATCCCCGCTTGTTGCTAATGCCCTTGACATGGTCGCTCGTTTAGATAATAGAGCGCCAACGAATGTTACCAGTCTTAATAACACTAGTGGCGTCGGCGTTACTTATGCTGGTACTATCTTAGGTGGTCGTTTCAAAGTGTATGTTGACCAATATGCTACCGATCAAATTGTAATGGGTTATAAAGGTACAAACATTTATGACGCAGGGATGTATTATTGCCCATATGTTCCATTACAACTGATGAAAGCAATTGGTGAAGAAGACTTCAATCCGCGTATCGGATTCAAGACACGTTACGGTTTGGCTGATAACCCATTCGGCGCAAGTAACTACTTCCGTAAATTTGCTGTAACAAACATCTAAACACTTCTCTCCTTCTTGTTAGATGTGAAGCCCCGGACTTCGGTCTGGGGCTTTTTTTATGCCTGTTTGTATGATATAATTATTTTTATGAACGTGTCAAACATAATACAGCTATACAACAACAACGAAAGTGTTTACCAAATAGCTAAAAGATACAACGTATCAAGAAAAAAAATCCAACGAATTCTTGATAAAAATAACGTAAAGAAACACAAATCTAAAAAAAGAACTGATATAGATAATCGTTCAACTGAAATAGTAAACGATTTTATCAATGGACAATCGATATTAACTATTTCCAAAAAACATAATTGCAGTAGGAAAGTTATTGAAAGAATACTAAAAGAAAACAACGTAGACAAGCGCACACAATCAGAAGCGCAGAAGACCAAAAGAAAGAACTATTACAATAGCTTTAAATTATCTCCTCTAAATAACGATTTTTCAATAGAAAATATCCAAAAAACTTTCAACGTATGTAAACAAACCGCAATTAACATACGAAAATTGCATAATATAACAGATCATATCGGGCATAAACCTTTACCTATAGATACAATAACTGAATTAAACCATGGTAAAAAAATGACAGCAACCGAAATCGCTAAAATATACAATGTCAATTATGGAACTGTCATAAAGCAATTAAACAAAAGTGGTGTCGGATTTAAAAATAACCACTACTCCGCATTAGAAAAAGAACTTGAAAATTTCTTGATTAAGGAAAATATTGAATATGTCAAAAACACTAGAACATTGATCCCACCATTAGAAATAGATTTTTATTTACCGAACCACAATTTAGCTATAGAACTGAACGGTATATATTGGCATTCTGAACTACAAGGTAAGAATAAACAATATCACGTTAACAAAACAAATCGATGTGAAGAACTAAATATACAACTTCTACATTTTTGGGATTCAGAATGGCTGTGTAAGCAAGAAATAGTTGAGTCAATGATTCTATCAAAGGTCGGTAAAACGCGCCGTATACACGCTAGAAAGTGCGTTAAACAGCCTATATCAAGTAAAGAGGCCAACGAATTTATAATCAGCAACCATATACAAGGACAATGCGGCTCAAAAGAACAATATGGTCTGTTTTATGAAAGTGACCTTGTAGCTGTAATGACGTTCGGGTTATCAAGATTTAAGAAGGGTGAGTATGAATTGTTAAGATACTGTAGCAAAACTGGCGTTACTGTCGTTGGGGGGGCAAGCCGTTTATTGTCCTGTGTACAAAAACCTCTTGTCACATACGCAAACAGACGATATTCAAATGGTAATATGTACAGTAAGTTAGGATTTAAAAAAACACATATATCGCTACCTAACTATTTCTATACTAGAGATTATAAAACCATAGTCTCCAGACACAAATTTCAAAAGCATAAAATACAAAACTGCGACAAAAATTTAACTGAATGGGAAAATATGCAGATACAAGGATACGACCGTATATGGGATTGCGGAAATATAGTGTTTAAAAAATGTTAAACTTCACTAAAAAACACGCAATAATAAATTGACGCATAAATAGATGTATGAAAACATCTTTAAATCTCACTAGAGAGAATAAATTTATATTCGATATACCGGATTTACCTATACTGACCCAACTTTCGCAATCAGTGTCTATCGAAACCATCACATTGAATGAAACTATGCGCGATGGCCCGCTTTTAGATTATCAAATGCCGGGGGAAAAACTGGTGTATGGTAATTTTGATATTATGTATGTAGTCGATGAAAATTATGATGGGTATTTCGAAGTCTTATCGTTTATGTCGGCTATCGCAGGTGATGAGGTTTTGCTCTCCAAAAGGGCGGAGTACAACTTTCAAGCGTCTGTTCAAATTCTGGACAATTCATCATCCAAAATTATTAGAACACTGAAATTCATTGACGCATGGCCTACGATGTTGGGCACCATAGAATTAGACACTACTGGTAGTGACACAAAAACGTCAACAGTTACATTTAGCTACAGACGTTTAGAAATTACGCCTAACATTATTGATACAACTGGATTTGAGAACAAAGTATACAAAACCCATATCCCAAAACCAGATATATTCGATTCCTGACATTAATTGTCAGTTAAATAAAGTCTGGCTTTACAGAACGGGCGGATACTATCCTCAGCAATTAAATTGATAGAATCCAGCCCCCTATCAGAAGAGAAACCAATGTCACGTCTGTCTAGGTCTTTCTTGACCGTTTCATATGCCAAATTTGCATCGGCGGCTACAACATAAAAATCGTCAAACCGCGAACCCTGTAACGTAACTTTGAATAATTTATTGCACATTGTTTTATCCTAAATCGACGTACGCCGCATGAATTATTTTACTCATCTTTTCCCAAAAATCAGGTGATGCTTTTGTTTTGTGAGAATACTCACAATAAATCAGTTCACCGCTATGCAACCAATCGTTAACTATCCTCTTTTCCATTGTGTTAAGGCGAATGAAGTCTATTATTTGCTCGTTCACCGAAACGTATTGAATATACGGCATTAGTCTAAGTTCTTCTACTGTCAATTCCCGTCCGAATAATTCAACAGACAATTTCTTAACACGATCTGTTAACATACCTCTACCTTGTGGCATTTAAAAATACTCCGTAATAAAAACCCATATAATCCCAATAGCCGCACAAAAGCAAACAAACGCAGGCCATCCTGAACCCAGTAAGAAATCAGCCATTTCATTCATACCTCGTCTAGCTTACACCATCGATCATAAGAATTGTTCGGCCCTTCGTAACCATCCCAATGTCTTTGTTGGGGTGAAGCTGACCAAAAGCACCTATCAACCAATTCAGTTTTCATCAGTGCGCCATCGCGGAAATCCGCTGTCTTAGACATCTTAGCCAACACTTTTTTGAAATCGTTCATCATGTTCTCCGTTCAGTTCATTTATTCAATAGTTACTTTATATCACAACAATTTACGCATTGCAAGAACTTTATCAGGGTTTTCTTCGCGCCATTTTATCCATCTACTATCATGCAACTTAAAATGAACCCATTCTTTTATGTCTTGTTTCGGCTCGAACGGCGGTTTTTTGGATAAGCACCTTTCGCACGACTGAAAGCCGCTAGACACTATATGCAAATGATCTGCACAAAAAAACAACCCACAACCGACGCACACATAATACAGCCCCCTGTCTATTACGTTATTACATTCAGGGTGGTCGCATAAGGCCGGGACACCGTACCCAATATCTCTATCATTTTCCGCATCGTATCCTATAGACCAGACCATAATAATTACCTACCCCAATTTTTGACGCTTAACTCTTTAATCAATCGCTCTACGTTAGCCCTTAGTTCAATAGCCGCTTCATATCCTTCATCGGGGAAATAATATGCCCCGCTCATGAATACGCGGACAATTTTATTGATCTCCCTGATTTGTTTTCTTTTTTCCATTCTAAAACCATGTGAACCTTCTTCGTATCTTTTCGCTAGGAATTTAGGAATTTTTTTAGTCATTTTCGTATCTCCAGTTGTTTCATTTTCATCAGCAGTCAGCATATCTCGGAAATATACGAGACACATACCACGATCCGCGTTTATTCGCAACCTTAACGACGGCTCTCCCATCGTCAAGCGATCTCGCAGCGGACGCTATATAAGTGTCAACAAACGTCCCATCGTCAAGCATTAAATGCACAGCTTGTCCGATAGCAAATTTTTCGTTGAATTTATCACGCTGTTCATTCATCACATTTCACCCCTTATTTTTACACACTATACAATCAGACACGAACCCATACCCGCCATGACGAAAACAAAGGTACATAGACACACTTTTGGGTGGTTCAACAGGAACCATCATCCATTTTTCTAACGCTTGATTGTTTTCGTCATCGGCGTATATTCTATTACAATTATAATTCATATATTTGACGCCATTCGAGTCTTCACAACATTTTATAACGTCATACACGCCATTAGATTTATCATAACAATGGTAATACTTACCAACTTTCAATTCATCATTCGCAAAAACTTTATTCATATTCATTACATTTCACCTGCCATAAATTTTTCCCACGCTATATAATTTCGGATATTAAACGACATTGAATTTATCGCTTTAATAACACCTTCAATAAATAACATTTTTTCCTTAGATATTATAAGACGTTTTTTGATGGTTGTCAACTCATCATCAGCATTTAAATAAACGTCAAGTTCACCACCACGCTTCTCAACAACATATTTGTAATTGTGTAAATAATATTCATGTTTCTCTTTCTTTTTCGTTGAGAACTCAATATTAATAACCTCATACGTCATCCTCTCATCCATTAGATACGTGTTCCATTTAGCCAACAATTTAGCTAATAGCAGAGAATGTTCAGAGATTCTAGCCTTGTCTAACCCTGTGTCTTCACCCGCTTCTCTTTTCAATTCGTTTAACGTCGCCGTCATTAACAAATACCTCTAAATCGTTTATTGAGTTGTGTCTAAAATCCCACAACAATTCATCAGCAACCGTTATACCCATTGGCGACCTTTCTCCTGTTGCCAAATCATCCAGCGCTTGTACAAATGCTAGATACGCAGACGTATAAGCAGCAACTCGTTGTTGACCATCTTCGTGGAATATGTATTTAGCCATTATATAATATCAGCCCAATTGAATAAACAACTGATGTTTAAGAGGGTTGACCAAATTAGAATATATATCATATTCATTAAACTTCAAAAATGTAGTTTTAGCCTCGTCAAAAAATATAATATCGTATTTTTTATAAATTCCACAATTAGCTTCCAATAAATCATCGCACCCAACGACATTACAACCTTTGTATATATTATCGCTGTATGGTTTATTTAAACTTGTAACCACAAGTGCTGAATTTTTCGCGGCGTATCTTTTTATGTAAGTTGTTTTTCCGGTTCTCCTACCGAGATTTATTCTCACTGTAAAAAAATTCATAGCACCAAAAATAGGAAAATAACTATATTCTCCCAAAAAATCTGACCTGTTTTTTAAATTAAATTCAATAGCACTAGAAACAATCGCATCGAATTCATCACAAAAATTGTTATCTATCATTGCTCAATTTCATTAACATGAATCAGTAGACCGAGACCGTCATATTTCCCGTAAAGAACTTCATCGTCAAGTGGGATACGGTTATCAGAGTTAGCCCCATTATTAAATCCAGTTCTTACAGCATACATCAATGCGGCGGGGTTTCCGACAGCACCCCGCCATGAGCCGCCAGTAAGATCGTTCCAATACCCCTCAATTCTAATTTCACAACCAGATAAATCTCCAAATTGAGGATGGGTTATGCCATTTTTCAATGTAACTATTTCATTTTCATAATTTTTTCTCATAACAAATTCCTTTAAAAAAAATGGTAGATGTGCCGGGAATCAACCACATACTCAAGCCAGCAGCACCCATATAAATCGTTGTGCATTATATCAAAAAACCTAAAAATTGACAACCATTTTTTCAACATAAATAGTCATAAGTACAGAAAACAGTGAAATTTCAATGTCTTATATACGATTAACATACCATAACAATACGTTCATGCGGGTAGATTCAGACGATAGAGGTCTGTTGATGACTTTAGCTGACAAGTTTTCGCTATACGCAGAAAACTACAAATTCGACCCTAGATATAAAGAACACCTATGGGATGGTAAAATACGGTTATTCAACCCGATGAAACGAACATTATACATCGGGTTATATCATCACGTCAAAAAATTCTGTCAAGATTTTGATGTAAAATTAACTGCCTCGCCAGAAATAGAACAGTGCTTCAATGGCAACATTGATAAAGATGAATTTGTTCAATTTGTGCAATCACTTAATATTCATGATGATGAAGGAAATCCCATAACGCCATATGCTCACCAATGGTTAGCAGCATTTAAGATATTACAGAAAAAAAGAACAGTTATTTTGTCGTCTACATCATCCGGTAAAAGTCTTATTTTGTACATAGTAACACGGTGGCTACAACATAAAAAATTCGATAAAAAAATATTGATAGCTGTACCGAATACGTTTTTGGTAGAACAATTGTTTTCAGATTTTGATGGTTATGCACAAAAAGATCAGAATTGGTTCAGTGATGGCAACATAAACCGCATATATGGCTACGAAGGCGTCCAGAAAACGTCTGTGAAGCCAGTAACCATTTCTACATGGCAAAGTATACACAAGATGAACAAAGGCTGGTATACGCAGTTTGGCGGCATTTTCATTGACGAAGCGCACGAAGCGAAAGGAAAAAGTCTAACTAAAGTATTGGAAAATGCCACTTATGCAAGTTATAAAGTTGGATTAACCGGATCACTGGATGATTGTAAAGCGAACCACCTTACGTTAACCGGATTGATGGGTGAGCCTATTCGTGTTTCAACTAACAAGGAAATGATCGATAAAGGTATAGCAACTAACTTATTGGTTCATCCTATCCAACTGGTATA